TACAAACAGATAAAGAAGCTAGATTGGTCTAGCATTCTCAAGGGCCCAGAACCCAGATTAAAGGTGAAGTAATGGATTTTAAACAGATTAAGTTTGATTCGGAAGAGCTGGAATCCATAAATCGATTGATGAGGAACCCCCTTAAGTTCAAGATGACTGAAGATAACTACAGAGCGTTTGTGAATTTCGCTGCTGTATTGGTAATGACTGAACTTAACGCACATAATGACGAGATTGATCTTGCACTCCACCGTGCCTTTGATAAGATCTTCTTCTGGTCAATAGAGGATTTTACAAGCGAGAAACTCAATAAGGAGAGTCAAAATGAAGGTTAAGAAGAAAGTTTACAAGAAAATCTTGGTGTTGGGTGACCCTCATGCACCTTGGATCGACGAAGGAGCCTTTAAGGCAGCAAAGAGATGGGCAGATACTCACAAGCCTGACCTCGTAGTGTGCCTAGGTGACCTCACAGACCAGAAGATATGGTCAAGATGGCAAAAGGATCAAGATGATGTATCTCCTTGTGAAGAGTTCGACAGAGCAGAGGTCATCCTAAAGAGACTTCATCGTTGGTTCCCCAATATGGTAATCCTCAGGGGTAACCATGACAACCGTATCAAGAAACGTGCTGTGGAGGCCGGATTGCCCTCTAAGATGTTCAGGGATGTTGAAGAGGTGTTTGACTATGCTGGCTGGACATGGATACCCGTAGGGGAGCGTTACGTGGTCAATACGGCAAGAGGCAAGCTACTTTTCCTCCATGGTGATGAAATGGGAGGCACAGCTGTCCAGAAGTCCAGAATACTAGGTATGAATCTAATCCAAGGTCACACTCATAAAGCATCCATCATTTACACGAAAACGGATACTTACCATATATTTGGAGCTGAGATGGGCTGTATGATGGACATAGCCTCAAAGGCAGCCGAATATGCACAAGCAAACCCAGTAGGATCAAGCGTTGGGTTCGGTGTGGTCAAATACGGAGTGCCTTATTTCCTGCCTTATGCTAAGGGAGACAGGCTTTAAGTACCGCTACACCGGTATTTAGTACCCAAAAAGGGTACAATAGCACTCAAAGTGGGTACGAAGCATAGGTTAATGCCGGTAATACGGTAACAAAAGGCGGTTCAAGGATGATGACAAGCCAGATTGACAGACGAGACCTAATATTGTTGGATCAGATTTGTCCTGAATGTAAAGTGGGTTACGTTTTAACTCACCCAGAGGCAGAGCTAGCCCAAGAAGAATGGTACAAGTGTCCAGTGTGTGGACTTACAACTAAACTCGGAGACAGGAGAACGAAGGATGAAAGACATAGACAGACAGATACTTCAACAGATAGCAGATGCCCTCGAAAGGATAAGCAAGAACGTCAAGGGACTCTCAATGGAGCTGAAGGAACAGAACGAGATCCTAGCGGAGATCGAAAAGGAACAGAACGAGATCCTAGAAAAAAGACTTGATCGATTGGATAAACCCAAGTTACCATTGTACTTATAACAAAAGGAGACAAAAAATGAAGTTATTCAGAGCATCAGGAAGACCAGTCAAGGATGAGGATCATGCACTTTATATCAAGGCAATGCACGAAGGGTATGACAAACTTGAGGAAGAAGTCGGCAAATGCAACACAGAAAACGTAGTCGAATACCACAAGAGACTCGCTGAAGTAGATGCAGATCTGTTAGGTAGGTTCCCACTAGAAGTAAATGTCAAGTACCCAAGGTCACAAAAAGACATGAGAGTACTCCTTGAGAAGTACGGAACATTAGCATTTTGCATAGAGCAACACAAAGAGGATGAGAACAAAACCGAGATCATAGCCTACATCATGGATATGCCTCAACAATAAACGGAGTAAAGAGTGGCTAAAAAGACAAAGAAAAAGCCTAACTCAAAGAAACAATTAGCTTCCTTGACCAAGATGTGGTACAAGAAGCTAAAGGCTGAGGGCTTTGCTGACATTGAGTACTTCTATGAAGACATGTCGGCTCGCCCCATGATGAAGAAAGAGTCCACCAAGCAAGTGGAGTGCTGGAAGTACAAATACGAAGACACTGAGCAATACTACATATACGCCAGACAGCTCCTCTGGCACGGGACGTTTGACACAGACCAAGAGAAGCTCATCTGGACACAGCACTCAGAGGGCCAATCATATCGTAAGATTATGAAGATACTGGGCGTCAGTTACGTTACAGTATTAAATGCCGTTCAGAAAATAAGACCACAAATACGGGATCTTATGAAGAATGAATGGGAAGATAAGTATAGTGAATAATCAAATGTGTATTTATAGGAGAGTGATATGGACTCAGTAGATGTCCTCAAAAAAGCGATAAGTGTGATCGAGGAAGACGTAGATAAGATAGCTGACCTGTCTAAGAAAAAAGCCAAGCTGGATCGGATAAGCGTTCAGAATATCACGGATTACGTCAAGGCACTCGTTAATATCAACAAAGAAGACAGAGAACGAGTCAAATCAGATTCTCTCCAGAGTAAGTCAGACGATGAGCTTGAAGGACTTGCCAAGGAAGCAATGCAGTTCCTAAACAAGAAGACCAAGCCAGTAATCAAACCCAAGAGGGGTGTCAAGGGTGCCGTCAAAAGCCCCAAGAAGCCCAAGAAGAAAAAAGCAACCAAGAAGCAGAAGACAAAAAAGGAACCCAAAGATGAAACAAGAACTCCCGATAAAGTATAGAGATTTCAGGGAAAGTGATACCGGATTCCTATACTCCGCATGGTTAAGATCCTATAGAAACTCCCCCTTTGCATCCCAAATGTCAAATGAAGTCTATTTCGGTAATCATAAGAAGGTTATCGAAGGGATTCTCAATTGCCCTTCATCTGAGATAGTCATGATATGTGACAAAGAAGACGAAGAGCATGTGTATGGATTCTGTGCAGTAGATCGAATAGGCGACTTACCGGTACTTCATTACATCTACATCAAATACTCTTACCGTAAAATGGGACTAGCAGGAGATCTAATCAAGTTTGTTGTGCCCACAGTGAGCAAAGAGTTTATGCCCTGTACTCATGCAAACCACAACTTCGACAAATTAAAGGAAAAATACAAGGTTTTTTACAACCCGTTTATGCTATAAATCATCAACTCATTCAAATTAGGAGACAAAGAGAATGAAAACAATGACAGAGATCGACAACACTTACCGTCAAATGTGCATGGAACTTGGCAACATCGAAGTCCAACTCAAGGGATTTGCAGCCAGACGAGACGAACTCTTCAAGAAGTTCGCTGAGCTAGATGAAGAAGCCGGAACAGTTCAAGCCTTCCTCAAGAAACAAGCAGAAGAAGAAAAAGCAGAAGCATCCGTAGAGGAGGCTAAAGATGGCAACAAAGAAGCCTAAACCCAAGGCGAAGACTGAGGTGGTAAAAAAGTCCATAATCCTGAAAAAAGACGAGGGAGGAGAACTCCTAAACTCGGTTAATTTCTACAATTCAGTCAAGTGCGGTAAGAAACAGCTCACATTCGCTATTTGCGCTGATTATATCATGCTCCTCCAAGGGAATCTCATCCGGATAGAATGTAAGCTTTCTGGGGCAGTTTCCTATTCAAGTCTGTTTAACGTATCTTGGTTCACAAAGGTAGAATAAATGGACAGTGACCGAGCCAATAGGATACTTGCAGAGTATTACAGGAGGAACTTATATTCCCCTGATTGGTTCACTGAGGGATTTGACTCACAGAACGACTTCATTAATGACCCTTCTCCGTTGAAAGCAGCTCAAACCACACGTAGGGCTGGCAAATCATACGGAGCAGGGCTTTATCTTTTCAAGGAAGCCTACGAGACCCCCAGATGTAATGTGTTGTACATAGGGCTAACTAGGGACAGTGCTAAGCGGATTATGTACAAGGACGTTCTCTCAGATATTAACCGAACCAAGAAACTGGGAGCCCAACCCAACCTATCAGAATTATCCTTCACCTTACCTAATGAATCGGTAGTCTATCTCCTAGGTGTAGATGCCAAGCCTGAAGACATGAACAAGATCCTAGGACAGAGATTCAAGTTAGTCGTTGTAGATGAAGCAGCCTCATTCAGACAAGACATGAACAAACTGATATATGAGATCATCAAACCGACAGTAGCTGACTACAATGGAACCATAGCCCTCATATCGACAACCTCAGACATTACATCTTCCTTATACTATAACATCACCAATGGGATTGAGAAGGGCTGGAAGGTACACAAGTGGACATCATATGACAACCCCTATATGGCAAAGAAGTGGGACAAAGAGATACAGTTCCTAAAGAAGAACAAACCAGACATAGAAAAGACCCCTCTGTTCCAACGTATGTACCTCAACAAATGGTATGTAGACCTTGACTCGCTCGTATACAAGTTCAACCCCAAAAAGGATATAATAACAGAGATCCCAGATAGGAAGGGTTGGACATACGTACTAGGGATAGACCTAGGGTGGGAGGACGCTACATCGTTCGTTGTTTGTGCATACCATCCAAACGACCCAGTGCTATACATTGTAGAGACCTACAAACGGTCAAAGATGCTGCTATCCCCTAAGGAAGGGCAGGTGGAAACGGCTGAGAATATATCGGTGGCAAGTAAAATCAAAGAGTTAGAGTTGAAATACGACTTTCATGTTAAGGTTATTGACAATGCAGCTAAGCAAACGGTAGAAGAACTCAAGCAAAGATACGACCTTGACCTGATTCCGGCTGAGAAGACAGACAAAAAGGGTTTCATTGAGATCATGAACGCCGACTTCATCACTGGTAACATCAAGCTCCTTGACTCTGGTACCAAATTGTTACGGGAAGAGTACTCTGGTTTGATCTGGGATGAGCGTAAGAAGGCTGCTGGTAAGTATGTCGAACACCCATCGTGCCCTAACCACCTGACAGACGCTGCTCTCTATGCTTGGCGTTGGTGTCACAACTATGCTTGGGAGCCTGTGGAGATACCAATAGCACCTAACTCCGAAGAAGCGGTCGATGAGTTCTGGGACAAGGAAGCAGAGAAGCTGGAAGAGGAGCAATACAAGCCACAATGGGAGAAGGATTGGGATTAAAACCAATAACGTATATATGAAGATAACACTAGGAGACAGGAAATGAGCGAAATGAACGAAAATGATATCAAAATGGTCGATAAATTGATGAAACTGATGAAAAATCACCAAATTGATGAATTAGAAATAGGCACCTTGAAGCTAAAAAAGTCAATACATCCGGCAATTGACGAGACACTCCCGGCTCAAACCAAGACGGCTGAAGAAGATGAAGACGATCTTCTCTATTACAGCGCATAAACCTTAAGGGGAATCCATGTCCAACGTCAAAATAGAATATGTAGGCAAAGCAAAGGCAGAGAAGAAATCACTAGAAGCTCGTTGGTGGTCAGTACCTGCCAAGTCTCTTGCTGAGAGTATCTTCAGTATAGTCAATAACATACAAGAACAACACTCATTCCGTAGAGAACTGAACGTCAAGTACGCCAGACTCTATTCCAATATGGAGCTACTAGGCTTCGCTACAGGTATGTACTCACCAACCAAGAAGACAGTTAAGAACAGGGTTACATTCAACGTAATCAAGTCAGCTGTCGATACTGCCTCATCCAAGATTGCCTCAGCCCAACCTAAGCCCATGTTCTTGACAGAGAAGGGTAATTGGGAACAACGTCAGAGAGCCCAGAAGCTTACGCAGTTTGTCGAGGGTGTCTTCGAAGAGAATGATGTATATGAACTAGGTCAGAAGATGTTCGTTGACGGATGTGTATTCGGCACAGGTTGTATGAAGGTCATAGAGGACGAGCAAGAAGGCAAGATCAAGATAGAGAGAGTATTCATTGAAGAACTCCAAGTAGACGATGCTGACGGTGCTTACGGCAAACCCAGACAAATGCACCAGATCAAGTATGTATCCAGAGAGCTACTCTTAGACATATACCCAGAGAAGTCGGCAATGATCCTAGACGCAACCCAAGGAGCTGAGAACTCCGATAAGGTCAATACCATTGCTGATCTAGTGAAGGTAGTGGAATCATGGCACTTAGCGTCAGGCCCAACAGCCAAAGACGGCAGACACTGCATATGCATCGAGAACGATTATCTCCTTGACGAGACATGGGACAAGCCTTTCTTCCCATTCGTATTCTTTCGTTGGTCTGACAAGCTCCTAGGCTTCTTCGGTCAAGGCGTAGCAGAAGAACTCGTTGGTATCCAGATAGAGATCAACAAGATCCTCAGGAACATCCAACTGGCTCAACACCTTATAGCAGTCCCTCGTATTGCCATAGATGCTAAGTCGAAGATATCAACCGCACAGCTGACTAATGAAATAGCTAGTGTGTTCAAGTACTCGGGTGCCCCAGGGTCTAAGCCGGTATTCTTCACTCCTCAGGCAATGAACGCAGAAATATACAATCATCTTAAGTGGTTGATCCAATCAGCATATGAAATCACTGGGGTATCACAGCTGTCGGCAACGGGTAAGAAGCCATCTGGGCTCAACGCTGCTGTAGCTCTTAGGGAATACCAAGACATTGAGACAGAACGATTCATGCTCACAGCTAAGCGATACGAGAAGGCATACTTGCGTTTGTCCAAGATGATCGTGTCAATGGCTAGATCTATGTACGAGAAAAAAACAAACCTATCGGTAGCTGTGAAGGGTAAAGACTTCATCGAGACCATCAAGTGGTCAGAAGTAGACATAGCAGACGACAAATTCATCATGAAGACATGGCCAGTATCATTACTTCCTTCTTCCCCAGCAGGTAAACTCCAGAAAGTACAGGAGCTTATCCAAGCAGGTATGCTATCTAAAGACGAAGGTATGTCATTACTGGACTTCCCAGACCTTAGTGCAGCTGAATCCATCGAACTAGCTAACCTCAACCTCACTCAGAAGATGGTTGGCCAGATGTTGTCTGATGGGGTATACACTCCGCCAGAACCTCAGATGGATCTTGAGTACGCAATGGCATATGCACAAAAGGCATACCTTAGTGGCAAGCTTGATAATGTACCAGAGAGTCACCTAGAGCTAGTCCTTAGATTCATTGATGACGCAGACAGGTTGGCCAAGCAAAATATGCCAGTCGCACCAGCAGTCCCAGTGGTAGAAGAGTCCCCATTGGCAGTACCTGTACCATTACCACAATCAGATATAATCCCTCAGGTGTAAAATGAAGATATGTACTAAGTGCAAACAATCTAAAGAGTTAAGTGAGTTCTATGCTGAACCTACTAAGAAGAGCCCTAATAGGGTTACTTCACGTTGTAAGAAATGTAAAAGCACTTCACAATTAGCGAATAAGAAAGCATACTACCAGAGTAAGAAAAAAGGCATTAAGCATATTCCAGCGGAGTCAGATAAACCCGTCGGTTTTAAGGCCAAATATAAGTCTGATCCTGTATATAGGTTAAATCACAAGGTAAGAAGTTTAATTAGCCATTCTATAAGTAGAGGCGGTTACTCTAAAAAGTCTAGAACTCATGAACTATTAGGTTGTTCATTTGAGGACTTAATGAAGAATTTCAGGATGTTATGGATGGATAGATATGGAACCGAGCTTCCCAAGAAGTATGATATTCATCACATCGTGGCTAACCATACTGCTGAAACAGAAGAACAAATCATCCAACTCCAGCATTGGAGTAATTTAATACCCCTCACCAAGAGGGATCACAAAGATATTCACAAGTCATAATTAGGAGAAAAAGCCATGACGACCGAACCAAATGTGCAAACTATTAATGTTGGCCCACAATCATCCCCAGAACCAGATGCAACCGCACAACCCAATCCTGAAGCAAACGCCACACCTGAGCCAGATCCGGTAGCAGTGGTAGTCCCTGGGTCAGAGGCTGTTGCAGACCCCAAACCAGCTGAAGGTGAGCCAGACCCCAACGCAACCCCTGATGACAAGGTAGACTTCTCAGCCAGATTCGCTGCATTGTCTAGACAAGAGAAAGCTCTCCAAGAGCAAAAAGCCAAGATTAAAGAGGACATGGCCAAGCTGGAAGAGGCATCCAAGCTTAAAGAGACATTCAAAGAAAACCCCTTGGAATTGCTCAAGCAGAATGGTCTAACCCTAGACGACCTCATTGCTGCTTCCCTTGGAGATGACGCTCCAGCCAAGACCCCTGAGGCACAGATAGCTGAACTGAAGGCTCAATGGGAAAAAGAGAAGCAAGATCAAGCAGATATGGTTGCTGCCACTAAGGCCGAAGAGGACGAGCAATATCAAAAAAGTATAAGTGAAGCGATTGACGCTCACAAGCTTAAGATCAAAGAAACTATAAGCCAGAACCCCGACAAGTACGAGATAATACAAAATCAAGGGGCTTTCGATTTGGTTTGGGAGACAACTGAGGCTCACTACGATAAGACAGGAATTGTGTTAGAACCCGATGTAGCTGCTGAACACGTTGAGAAGTACCTCGAAACACAACTCTTAGAATTACTTGGTAAGACCAAAAAGTTAAGTCACTTAGCTCCAAAAGCATCTTCGGATGAATCAGACGCAGGTAAAGCAGGGATACAAGAAAGCCATTCCTCCAGTGTTAACAGCAAGCCAAATACACTGACATCTAACTTTGTTTCAAACACACCAACACCAAAGATCGAATATAAAGATCCTGAAGTGTCGAAACGAGAAGCTGCCAAGTTACTGAAGTGGAACGATTAATTAAATAAACACTAAAAGGAATAATACTATGTCTCTAGATATGACAGCTTTTGATGCTGCGCTGAAGCAACATTACACGAACGATATGGTTCTTAACATGGTTTATAAAGACAACCCCTTTCTCGCATTGGTTGCTAAGTATGAATCATTCGGCGGAAAGAACCTTCCTATACCTCTAATCTACGGCAACCCACAGGGACGTTCAGCAACTTTCGCTAATGCCCAAACACGTGGTGCTGCTACTAACTCATTGGTCACTGACTTCTTACTTACAAGAGTCAAGGATTATTCGATTGCAACTATCGATAATGAAACACTTGAAGCCTCCAAGGGCAATGCTGATGCATTCATGGAAGCTGCAACGACTGAGATTGATGGAGCTATTAACGCCCTTTCAAGATCAATCGCAATCGGCATGTTCCGTGATAGCTCTGGTCAAATCGGCCAAGTTCTTTCTGAGCCTACTGAAGCTGCTACTACTTCGATCACACTCAAGAGTATTCCTGATGTGACTAACTTTGAAGTTGGCATGAAAGTGGTTATGTTTGCTGCTACGTCCGGTGGAACACAAAGACTCTTCGCTACTGGCGTTGATG